CTCCTGGTTTACTACGTACTCTAACTCCTGCTGGCGGTGCTCAGGTTAGAGAATACGCTGATGTTACTAACGCAGCTACCGTAGGTACTATTGAGATTGGAAAGACTTTTAACGTAGCAATTAATACTACTACGGGGGTTTGGGATGGGCGTGATACAACTGGCGAATGCTGGTTGGAAAAGTGGACCGATACTGGAGCACTTAAGGAATATTGGTATGCAGCCCCTGCTACGGCTGGAATAGTGCCTACTTGGGTTAAAACTCATTCAGTAGACGTTACTACTGGGGCAACCATAGTTGGTGATGCTACCCTACCAGGTCATGCAGTAAGGTTAGATCAAGTTGGAGTATTACCTCAAAATATCCAATCAGTTAGCTATACCACAATACTCTCAGACGCTGGTAAACACATATTACATCCAAGTGCTGATACCTCAGCCAGAACGTTTACTATTGCTGCGAATACTAGCGTCCCCTATAGGGTAGGGACGGCTATAACAATAGTGAATCAGAATGGGGCTGGTGTAATCACGATAGGTATTACTACTGATGTAATGAGATTAGCCGGTGCCGGGACAACTGGAAATAGGACCTTAGCAGCCAATGGTGTTGCTACGGCATTAAAGGTAACCGCTACAGAGTGGATTATCTCAGGCACAGGATTATCGTAATGGCTGCCACTCAGATGGTCATGATTGCCTATACTGGTGCCACCTAGGTCCTGGGACCACCGGATATGGTGCAGGTGGAACTTCTGTTTTCACAGGAAGTGCTGGCGCTGGGGGACCAGCAGGATTACGCATTATGTGGGGGGCTGGAAGATCTTATCCATCTACCAATGTTGCTGACCAATAAACTACACTAAATAACTAATTAAACATTATGGCTTACATACAAACAAACGAAAATGGCAGTTTCTCAACAGTTATATCTACTGGGATAAACATAGAGTGGGATAATAATCACCTGTGTCCAGTGGAGCGTTTAACACTAGAAGAAGCTACTCTATTCAGGATCAGTAATGCCACTGAAATACCCGCACCAGCGTACGACGCAGCTACTCAATTATGCGAACACAGTGGATACGAGATGGTAAACGGGGAATGGGTTACTAAATGGGTAGTATCAGCACTTTCACGGGCACAGATAAAGGCTAATGCTGCTGAGATTCTAGCTAACGCTAAAGAAGCTAAGCGTACAGAGGTTCGTACTGCATATGAACTAGACGCAGGCGCAGACGTAACCGTAGGTACAATAGTGTACCAAGGTGGTTTTGACTCAGCAATTAAGCTTGACGCTGCTAAGCGTTTGGCTGAAGCGGCAGGACTGTTAGACGTTACTTTCTTTGACTCTACTAACAACCCTCAAGTGCTCTTGCTTGCTGATGCACAACTTGTTATACTATCAGTAGCTGCAGCATTTCAAACGGCACTAGCTCGTAAGCAAGCTGCGATGGTTAAAATAGATAAATCCACTACAAGCACGATAGCTAAAGTAAACGCTATTAGTTATTAAGGAGTATTGATGTACTACGGTAAACAACCACAATTTGAACAGTACCTAACTGATAGTTTTACTTCAGATGCAGTTACGTATGCTGCCGGATACCCACTCAGTTATAATCCGGGACTGGCTCAGGCCATAGACGTATCTGTAGGTGGGGCAGTACAACGTCCTAACTTAGACTTTACCATCTCAGGACAAACACTGTCTTTTAGCCCAACGTTACCGGACGGCTTGGCTATTTTCGTTAAGTATCTGGGGGTGTCTGGGTCTAGCGTCTCTATCCCAGATGCTTCTGTGACCCCTGTTAAAATAGTGGAGACGGTATTAAGTAAGTCTGTAGCCGGAGGATCTGATGTAACTTTGACGGCTAATGAGGCTGCTAACTCGGTATACGAGTTTACAGGGATTCTAACTGCTAATATTAATGTAATAGTGCCAGACACTATAAGGGGGTTTGTAGTAAAGAATCTCACTACCGAGCCTTTTACATTAACAGTTAAGACCTCTGCTGGCACCGGGGTAGTGTGCAGTAAAACCTTCCCCTCCCTCGTAATGTGCGACGGTACAAATGTCTTTGCAGTTAGTACAGTTAGTAGTCAAGGTGCTGGCACTGTTACTTGGTTAGTTAAAACTACCGCGTATACGGCAATAGCCGGAGATGCCCTGATGTGTGATACCTCAGGAGGAGCCTTTACCATAACTCTACCAGTTGCCCCAGTAGCCAATGACTCAGTTAAAATATTTGATTATTCAGGTACGTTTAACGTTAATAACCTAACTATAGCCGGTAACGGTAAGACTATAGTAGAGGCTGCAACGTATACCTGTAACTTAGTTAATGAGTCTCGTACATTAGTGTACCTTAATGATACCGCTCAGTGGAGGGTTATGTAATGGCAAATTCAAATCAGATGTTTGGTACATCTCAAACCAGTCAAGTACTTACTGACGGAGTTACCATCAATTGGAATGCATCCTTAGGTGTTATCGGGGTCGTCACTATAGCCGGGAACAGAACCATTGCGTTCCCTACTAATCTAACACTAGGTACTTATATACTAACAGTTATACAAGACGCTACGGGTTCTAGGACACTAACGTGGAATGCTAGTTTCAAATGGCCTGGTGGGATAGCTCCTACACTGTCTACCGTAGCCAATAGTAAGGACTTATTTTCATTTGTGTACGATGGCACTTACCTATATGGGTCATATCTGAGAGGGATGGCGTAATATAATGATGATGATGACGGTGTTACCACCTAAGACTGTCGTTCTACGACCGACCGGCGCTACTGGGTACGACATCTTTACCGCATCCGACAATACATTAGAACCCTGTAATTGCGTAGTAGAAATCAACAGTAATGCAGTAGGTATCCAGACGGGTACAGGGTGGAGTAATAGTTCTAACTTAGTTCTAATAAATAACGCTATAATAAGTGGTGCGGTAGGCGCTACCGGCAACGATGGGTATCCTACTTACGCCCCCTCAGGATCAGCAGGAGTAGGGGGTAACGGTGGGGGAGGCTCCACCTCAGGTATAGGTCAGCCAGGGAGTTCTGCTACTGATGGAGTATCAGCTTCTGGCCAATCAGGCTCACCGGGACTTACAGGTGGAGTGGGTGGAGCAGGAATTACTGCCAGCGTACCTATTAAAGTAATAAATAATGGAACCATACAAGGTGGGTCGGCAGGTGCAGGAGGTGTAGGGTCTATTAAGTATGGGGGTAATTCTGCAGGTGGTGGTGGTGGTGGTGGCACTGGCTGCACAACTTTCAAGTTAGGCGTGTCTTACGGATCTGGTGGCGGCGGTGGTGGTGGTGGATCGACTGCATCGGGCAGTGGTATACAGGGTGCATCACCGGGGGCTGGCGGAATACCAGGATCAGGTACCACAGGTAACCCGGGTGTTCAGGGGTTATCAGCCGTTTACTCCTCGGCTGGTGGGACAGGAAACACAAATAATACCCCCTCCCCTTACTGGTCCCGAGGTGGTTCTGGTGGTTCTGGTGGATGGAGTAGTGGAGGATCTGGAGTAGCGGGTATTTCAGGTAGTGCGGGTGAATCTACTGGCACAGGCTCTTCAGACGGCACTGGGGTAGTTACATCCTATGGGGGGGGTGCAGGGGGAGCAGGCTCCTCTGCAGGAGCTGACGGTATAGTTGGAGCTACCGGGCCGACAGGAAGTGCAGGACCCTATGCAGCAGGTAATGCTAACATAACTTGGCTAGTAACGGGGACCCGCACGGGAACAGTGGCTTAATTTTAAAGGACATAACTAAATGAACGTTAAATACAAAATAATTGAATTACATCCTGAACAACACTCTATGGTTGTCAGGTATTACACGGATATAGTCACGGAGATATACCTAGCTAGCCAGATGCAGGACGGCAAAGTTCTAAGAGCTAGGACTGACTACGCTATAGATATACCTGTACCAGTACCTACTCCTGGACAATTAGAGGCTATAATCTTAGGGGCAGCTCCTATAAAATTTCTCGAAACCTTAGAGAACGTAATTAATCCCTCAGTAGACACTACCATGTCGAGTCTGTCTAGTATTGTCGGAGTAGAGAAAACACTACTATAAGGTTGGTGTTAATGTGGCCAACGGTTAGGTAGTTCCATAACTGTGTACACAGATGGTTAAACTAATCAGTTAAACAGGTATAAAATGAGCAAAGCACTTTTAACAGCAAAACTAGCACGGCTCTTAACGGATGCAGGATTATTCCAGTTCTCTTGGACAGCAGACGCGGAGCTGTAATAACATGCCGAAAATAGACACTCTTCATCCCTTGCTTAAATCTAAATACCTAAAACTAGAGCTCCTAGCCATGGAGAGGTTTGGTATTCGCATAGGCATGACTCAAGCCCTGCGTACTGAAGCAGTCCAATATGCCTACTGGTGTAAGGGTAGGTTTGAACTAGCAGAAGTGAACGCAGCTATGAAAGCTGCTGGACTCTATTACATTACAGAAAAAGAGAATCGTATAGTAACTAAAGCTAAGAGTGCGGCTACTCCTTCCACGGTTATGGCATGGCATTTGATATAGTTATCATAGACTCTGATGGTAAAACCTGGGTATGGGATAACGGTGCTGATACTAACGAAGATGGTATCACAGACTGGGATCAGGTAGGCTCTTTAGCTGATGAGTGTGGGCTAGAATGGGGAGGCAACTTCACCAGTATCTCTGATAAGCCTCACTTCCAAGACCGCATGGGTTGGACTATCGCTAAGCTAAGAGAACATAAGATTCCTAGTGGTATGGTATTTGCCGAAGCAGGATTCTTACCTAAAGAGGCTTAATCATGGAGCTATTAACAGCATGTTTAATTCTATTAACATAGCCAGCTATATACCTTTCCTGTTTATCTTGGTGGTTATGTGGGCTCTTATGTACAACGCTCATAAGGATCCCGACGTCTCCTTTAATATATACGACTGTTTAGTCGATCCTATTACTAAAGAAGCAGATGTTAAACGTATAGGAGTAGTACTAGCTATCTTAACTCTGACTTGGTGGTTTGTAGATAAGGCTGCCAGAGGAGATGCTGGAGTAGAGGATGCTATAGCGTATGGGGGTATGCTGGGATTAGCAGAATTTGCTAGCATCTGGTTAAAGTCCAGATATCCTACCTCAAATAAGGGGTGACTCAGCTATGTCGGTAAAGATAGTTATTATACTTAGTAAAGATAACCCTTTAGGTAAACTAACTACCCTCTTTACCGGGTGTCCAGCATACCACATAGGGTTTATAGATGAGGACTCTAATCGCTTCTATGATATGGATATAGTGTTTAGGCGTAGGCTTTGGCCCTATTACTCAGAGGCTGAGTATGAACTATATGACTGCCCCATACCGTTGACTGTAACTGATTTAGAAGTTCATCTAGAGACAGATAAGGATTATTATGGCTTCACAGACTATCTATTTTTTGCCATAAGAAAACTACCCAAGTTTTTGGGATTTAAAGTTAAAAATTATAAAGGTGCTATTTGTTCAGAGAAGGTCAATCAGATACTGGTTTCTCACGGATGGGTATCCCCGTGGGGTGTCAATGAACCACCCCCAAGCCCGTGTGACTGGAGGGAATACTTGATAGGGACTAAAACTTCCGTTTAAAATAGGAGGATCATAGGAGAGTAGTTTTAATGTCAGATCCACTAACAACAGCAGCGGGAATTTGGGCTACAGCCAAAAGTAGTTTAGCGATGATAGTAGCCGGCATCTTAGGTGCTGCAGTATCATTAAAATTTGCATCACCCTCACTATCCCCGTGGGAAAAAGTAACAACAGTAGTTTCTGGGGCTATCCTAGCTCACTTCTTAGCATACCCTACCATAAATTATTTCAAACTAAACACATATCAAGAGACAGTAGGTTTTCTAATAGGTCTGTTTGGATTATCACTATGTGCAGCTATGTTAGAAGCCATAAAAAAATTCGACTTATCTAACGTTATCAAAAGGAAGCTGGGGTTATAAAATGTCTATCGACGTATATCTAAATATAGCGGCCAATGCTGTTACCTTCCTGGTATGCACCTGGGCCATACTGTCCCACAAAATAAAAGATGGGGTGGTAATCAAAGCGGGGTTAATTCTATTAGCATTCTCTTCACTATACTGTATGAGGTACCCCCATACCCCAGCGGAGCTAATAACAAATATGGGTGTGGGCTTGATTAGTGCTGGGGTATTTCTCCGAATAAAGGTGTATCCTATGTACTTTAAAGATACTACCCATATATGTAATATATGTAATATATGTAATACTATGTCGACTTCCCTAATGAAACGTAGGGCCTCGGATAGTGTTAAAGAAACTAAGGTAAATAATGATGTTAATACTGGATCAGTTTAAGTTATACATACGTAGTGGTATAGCACTAGCTATAGTGGCATTATCACTTATGTGCTGGTACCAATATGGTAAGATAGGGCAATTAAATAAAGATGTACTTAAACTAGAGCTATCAGTGAGTACCAAATCTGGCCTATTAGATAGCTGCTACGCCAGCATAGAAACCTTTAATAAGGCTCATGAAGATATCTCCAATGACGCTAAAGTAGCTGTAGATGAGGCTAAAAAATCCTCTAAAGGAAACTATGAGTCTAGTCGTCAATTCGGTAGTGAAATACCTAAGACTAAAGAGGACTATAAGAATACTACAGACTTATTCAACTTATACATAGCCAAGCGCCAAGCTGAGAAAGTACAGAAATGAAAAGACTACTAATTATTTTTTTACTGGCATTATTGACTATTAACCTAAGTGGGTGTGCATGGATTTGTCCCAAACCTGAGATAGTGATAATAGAAAAAAAGATACCTGTCCCAGTGAAGTGTGACGCCCCAGCCATAAATACACCAACTGAGTACCCATTTGATAGGGCTAAAAAAGAGATGACGACTTTCGAGAAGTTACGTCTAGCCATATCTGAATTAGAGATATACAGGGGATATACTAAGGAACTGGAAGCGGTAAAGAATAAGTGCACGGCTGACCCAGCAACGACTAAAATCCAATAATGGCACAAAGACAAACCTATCATATAGAAGTTGATGAAGGAACTGACTACGCTCAGGTCTTCACTATGACTGATAACTCCACCGGTCTTCCTCAGGATCTGACTGGGTATACTGCTCGGATGGATGTTAAAGGTCTTGGCTACAATTCTCAGTCCAGTGTTATTATACCTATTACTTATGATAGTACCACCAGTACTAGTGCCAGGGGTATAGTTCTCGGTGGGGTGGAGGGTACTATATCTATAGTCATACCAGCTGAGGATAACTTAGTAGGAACTTGGTATGGAGGCACTACTGGTACCTACGATATTTTCCTAATAGACCCAACCGGTATTAGGTCTAAGTTCATCAAAGGATTCTTTACTATTAAACCCAGTACTACCGTACTCATTTAATCTAAAAGAAACGGATTAGCCCCGTTTCTAGTCAAACTTTAAACTTCAAGACTTCTTAAAGCTTTTAGCAATACTATTTACTGAGGCTTTTATTTCCCCAATAGAACCAAGTATGGTCTCGATTGGATCAGACCCACGAGTGGATAGTACCCCCTGTATAGTAGAGTTGCTTAGAGCCTCAATCATGGTCTTACCAGCCTCTTCACTGGCACATGGGAATACCAATTCCCCAGTCATGAGGGGGTGAGTAATAATCATCTTACCCTCCTCCTGAGCATACTCTACATTTACACTTATAATGCTCATGCTTTAGACTCCTTAACCTTTGCATACTCAGTAGTTAAACGCTCCATTAGAAATTCGGCCGTTAGTAACTCCGGCTTAGTAGTTTCTACTATAGCAGTAAGGACCTGGTTATCCTCAATGACCATATCTGGGTCAAACTTGTTTGCATTCCAGTTCTTAAGGTACGTCCCATCTTTGTAGCCATTATTCTGGCGGAAGATATTCAGCACATTCTTAGGGACGTACAGGTTATACACGTCTTCAAGAGACATACCTACTGCATGTGTAAGTAGATACATATCCTCCACGAGCCTATTATAGGAACCGCCTAGCGAGTCGGAAATCAATATCCTTATAATGTTACGTAAAGTTGTTTGGTCCAGGGTCTTAATTCCTAAGGTTTCCATATTAGACGGTTTAATCCCTAAGATTTTCTCTGCGGTCATCTCCTCTTCCAAAGCTGTGCTTAGAACGAAATGCCAGATATCAATAACCTCCAACTTAATCTGACCCCAGTCTGGTTCCTTAGTAGTATCCTTCCACCATTTCCAACTAGTGTGGTCGAACGCTTCAGCTGCTTCCAACATTATAGCATCACGCCAGTTGTACTCAGCAGTTCTCCAATCAGAATTTACCAAGGCATTCATTGTACCCTGGAGTTTCATCATGTCTTCTATTCTTTGTAAATCGTTCATAATATCTCCTATCCTATCACTTTAGGTCCTAACTCTCCCATCTCCAGTGGTTACTTCTACCACTGCCTTAGAAGATACACACTCCCCTAGCAAGCCCCCATATGCTGCCAAGTCTACGTAGTCATCCCGGTTATAATTACCCTGACGGCCTCTTACCATCTTCAGCAGGATCATGAACTCCCAGCCTTCAGCTTCAGTCAGACCCTTACCCGTCAAGGCGTTGAATGTACTTACAATTGCCTCCATACTACGCTCACCCTCAGGCTTATCCCTCAGTGCTGCACGTTGTTTCATCACTGTACCTGCTTCCTCCAGGAAGGTATGGGCTTTATCTACTTGTTCTACCACGTTTGAATCCTCTCATATTTATTATTTTTGTTTTTTCTATTCCACACTTTATGCAGTACTTACTTATAGTGTAATATCCTCTACCATAAGGCTTATACACGCTTTTAATTACTCCCCATCCAGTCCAGGAATGGAAGTGTAGTAATTTTTTAAACCTATCAACCCAGCTTATAGTTGCCATTTAGAATCTTTTCCAACATGGGTAAGCTAGTCCTACCACCAGCAGCATTCCTATGACCGCCGCCACCGAAGGCCTTAGCTATCTCTGATACATCGGTAGAACTTTCCACTGTACTATCTGATCTAAATGATAGTATAACTTCCCCGGTCACTTCTATAAAGTACGTTATGGTGAAGTCTAAGGTTTTATCCTTAGTGTACATAGCTTGACTAATCTCGGAGACATACCCAGTAGTATTTAGAATACCTGTGGTATAGGACTTGCCCTTGAAAGATACTTTAACTTTACGCACTCTATCAGGTTTAGTGGCGGAATCCACTTTAGCATCTATATAAGTACATAGGGTTTCTCCCATTTTAATTAAGTCTAGTAATGTAGTTTTATCCCATAACACCATATCCCCATTAAGTGTAGATAGTCCAGTTGTAAGTTCCTTAGTATTAGTTAGTCTCCATTCCCATAAGTCCCTATCCTGAACGTGCAGCAGGATAGATGGTATCCGCTTCCTACCGTGGAAATACTCCCATGCCAACACCGCCCCAGACTTAGTCATATCAAATACGCAACCAGGCATACCTGTTAAGTCTGCTTCAGCAGTCTTATGATGATCTATAACCACTACTGACTTATGTTTAGCCCGCAGACTAAGCAGTATATCTTTAGGGTATGAGAAATCTAAAATGAATACTTCTAACCCCTCTGAGTCCTCTACTTCCTTCGGTACTGAGTTCTTACCATACATAACTGGTATGTATGTGGCCTTATCACCAAACTTCTTCCAGGCTGCATACTTAGCCCCAGTACCATCTAGACAATTGCCGTGATATAAAATTACTGTTGTTACCATTACCACTCCTCCTTATAACTGTTCATAAGTATATACGTTATACCAAAACGGGCCCTTAGTTGAACTAAAAAAGAGCCTTAACTATAGGCCCTTTTAACCACTTAAAGTGGGTTGAATAAAAATAGACTATCATTGCCCGGCGAGGACCGTGATAGCCTAATGAGTGTAGATAGGGAAAATGATATAAACCCCCACCTACTTCTATAATCGTTTGTTCGTCTCATATTAATATACGGATGTGTATTAATGCATTTATATGACCAGGTAGTGGCGTTCGTTGTTTTTGGTACAAAAACAGAGAGAGCCGCGGTATGGTCAAATTACTACGTATAGAGTAACTCTATACAGGAATTTGACGTTCCATACACGAACATATTTATACGCCGTTCACCTCATGCGATTTTTTTTAAAAACTGATCCAGGATCAGGAGATAGATTAATCTTCAGATCTGCAGCTTCAGCTTCAGCTGTATTTTTTCGCTCAACCCAGTGCCGCTTGCGGCATACTAGGTTAAAGATTTTAGAATAGAGTTTCTCTATTCACCTTTTGGCTCTTATACGTGAACATGCGGTAAAACAAAGGTCAGATCACTACAGATTTTTTAATCGTATGCGTGCAGCCGGCCGTACGACGTGCCGGTGCCGTACGACGTATTAGTACTCGTTTACCTCGAGAGTACATAAATCAGCAGCAATCTGACGACGTGGGTGTATACGTAGTATACTCCTATCGGTCGTCAGTTGCAGTAGATCCAGAATACAGTTACTATATTCCAATACTGCTCAAATTACTAATCTGACCATTGTTTTATTAAAATCAAAAAAGAGCTTGAGGGGATCTGAGATTGTATCTCAGATAAGGTGCGCTCTTAGGCCTAAGCCCGTTTGTACACCCCACAGAAGTTGATCGTGCCTGTTAAGGCACAACCGCGGCACCCCTCTTTGCCGATCGATGCTATAGCATCATTGCAGCCACTTCTCTATGGTTACAAGCTATTCCCTTAGGAATGTTCGCATGTACATTCAAGATTGGTAGTTTATTAGTGGGCTCATTGAGCTCCACTATCTCATCATTACAAGAAAATAGAAACTTACCAGCTGAGTCCTCCAAAATAACAACCTCATTATATTGAGCGATAACCTTAGTCATTTAGTCTCCCTGTGACATGACACTTAAAGAGGGTATAGTTATCTGTACCATACTTATACCAGAAATAAGCTTTAAATTGACCTTAAACTTATTTGAAGTTGAGCTGCATGGTAGTGAACTCGTATACTGTTACACGCACTGCATTAGCGAGCTTGAACAGAGTGCGATATGAAGGAACGTAATTCCTGGCACCGTCAAGGGTAGTTGCTTTTTCGATACGCTTGATTGTTGCTGGGGTCAGACCCACTCGTGCTGCCATGTGTTTAACTGTCAGGCCATTCTCAATACGTGTTATGCGAGTGTTCTTTGCAATTTGTCTTACATTAATAGCTAGTTTAGGAGCTGTCATATGTCTGAGTCTCATCTGTAGTTAATTCGCTACTACTTAGCCGGAGTATGCCTAGCGTAAAACATACGTAGTGTTACACAGTGTTATACCAAAAATGCTGTGGAAATTGAATGACATTTATTTCTTATATACCCTGATAAACTCCTTAATTGCAGCCCAAGCTGACCAGTCAGTACGTAGTGCGTGAGTACCTTCCTCGTTGTATGGCTGAGCGTACAAGATCTGAGTCCAAGATGGATTTGGATTAACCCCCGTAATACTGGGGTGGTCATCTATAAGGAATGAAGATAAGTCTCCGCATCCCACTAAGGTTTTGTCCGGCGTCAAAATAGTTCTGTTAGCCCAGAAGTGACCTAGATGCTCAGACACCCATTGGATCTTCTCAGAGTGGCATAGGTAGTCTTCATATCCTGAACTGGGCTTAGTACAGATAAACGGCTCAATGAAGTCTAAACAATTATCTTCAATATCCCTAAGGGCCAGCTGGGCTTCTACGTAAGGAGTTAGCTTCCGGTAAAAACCCTTAGCTTCACATATGGCGTCCACATAAGTATGGTACTTAGGGTCGAAGGAGTCCTGCCAAAAATACGAGGTTAAATCGTGAACAGAGGGGACATCATCATCAGGGAATAGAGTTTTAAGCTCACGATATATTTGTCCGTACCAATCGGCACAGACCCCATCTAGGTCAATTAGAAGTAGTATCTTCTTATGTTCCACAGCTCTCCCCTCTATGATAAAAATTAATATTTGACATACTCTTCCCAGCCCTGAACGGCGGGGCTTTCCGCGCAAAAGAGATAAACATTTAGGTAATAAGTTTACTTAGTTCTAGTAGGCTTTCCATCTTTCCAATATCCTTTTTTTACGAAATAACCTTCAGGTCCGAATTCTCCTGTATTGGTTAGTTTTTGAAAGAACCAAACTAGATCCACAAAAGCATGCTTGAAATGGAAAAAGAAGAAATCCGATAAAGCGTCGGTCAAGTGCTTACTCACCTTCATGTTGGTAACATCTATGTCACCTAGTTCTAAGCACTGAGGGCATATAGTCTTTGCCGTGTGGACTCTACCGTGTTTACAGAGGGTGTTGGGGGTGGGATTGTTCATGTGATGAAAGTCTCTACTCTTATTATGAAGTAGAGACTATACCACTAGAGATACTTATTTGCAACAAGAGTGCTGTCAGGTAGTCCTACGGAGTTCGGAAGCCATGCGGCGCAGTTCGTTTTCGGCGTATGCCGTTATTTCACCATGCTCGCGCGCGTAGTATTCGGTTGCGTCAAACCACTTCGCCGCCGATTCCAGCGCCTCCGCCTGCTTATCCAGTAGCCATCGCTGGTCGGCTTTAGGGGAGAGTGCCTCGTCCAAGGCTCTTGCCGCATTGTCCAAGTTCCAATCATCTTGGTTCGTATGCAATTTAGTAGTTACTTCTAAGGCGGAAAAGTAATTACTAACTGCATCCGCCAGCCGTGCTACTCGCAGTTTCAGCTCTTCTACTTCTTCTTGTAGCTTCGCCTGCTCAAAGGCGGATAGTGCTTTGTGTTCGGTCATTTTAT